TCGGTGAATTTGGCCGGGAGCTCGAAGCCGAAGTAGTTCATCACCGCGGCGAAGGCCCGGTAGAAGAGGCCGATCGGCGAGAAGTCCAGGATCAGCTTGGCGATTCCGGTAATACCACCACTAGCGCTCAGCTTCATCTCCTCCCAGATCCCCTTGAACCAGGGGGCGATGGTGCTCCAGTTGGCGTAGAGCAAGGTACCGGCAGTGACCAGACCGAAGATCACGGCGGCGATGGGGTTGGCCATTACGACAGCGCCGAGCAGCCGGAAGCCTGCGGCTACCAGGGGCAGGGCTCCCTTGCCGAGGTTGAACAGCAGGCCGATCAGGTTCGGCAGGCGGATACCGACCTGGGCGAGCATGAAGCGCAGCGCCAGGAAGGGACCCAGCACGCCAGCCAGCCCCAGGGCCACGGTGCCAAAGGCGATCGACACAGCTGAAAGCACCGCGGCCACCTTGACCAGGTTGCCGGCGAGGACAGGATTCTCGCGGGCCCAGGCACCCGTAGCCGCGGCCATATCGCCTACCCATGTGATCAGGCGCTTGAGATCCGGGGCTACTGTCTCCCCCCAGGCCGATTGGGCGTTGGTGAAGCTGCCGGTCGCTGCCTCCCAGACGTTGGACAAGGTGCCCAACTGCTCGTTGACGCGCATCTGCAGGCCTGCCTGCTGCTCCATCTTGGCCTGGGTCTCGCGGTAGCCCTCGATGCCCTTGGACATCATGTTGTTGAGGGCCGTGAGGGTCTCGGCGTCATCGCCGAAGATGGTGCCCAGGACGTTGAGGCGCGTGGTGGTGTTGAGCTTGTCCAGCTTCTTGAGCTGGGCATAGAGCTTCTCGATCCCGCCGAATTCGCCCTTGCCATCGGTGAAGTCGAGCTTGATGCCCTTGCCCTTGAGTGCTTTGTTGGCCTTGTCGACCTTGTCCGTCTTCATGCCGGCCTGGAAGATCTTGCGCAGGGCGTTACCGGCGGCGCTGCCTTCCATGCTGGCCTGGTCGAGCTGGATGAGGATAGGCGCCAGCGCCTTGGCCGCCTCGAGGCCTTCCTTCTTGATGATGTCCAGCGCCGGGCTGACCTTGCTGAAGCCTTCGAGCATGTTGTTGGATTCGACGCCCAGGTAGAAGCCGCGCTGGATGGTGTCCATCAGGCCCATGAGGTCCTTCTCGCTGGTGCGGGTGGCGTCCTGCATCTTGGACGCGAACTCCGCGGCCTCGGTGACTGGCATTTTGAGCTGGACGCCCAGGTAGGCCGAGGCCTCGCCCAAGCCGCCGAGGATGGTCTTGGCCGCCATGCCCTGGCGCACCAGCATGGTCATCATCTCCTGGAATTCGGCGGTGGTACCGGGCAGGCGATCGCCCAGGCGCGTGGCCAGGTCGGAGATCTCCTTGAATTCCTTGGGAACTGAGCCGTCGCTCTGCATCAGCGAGGCACGCAGCTGGGTGGCGGCATCCTCGGCCGGCGCGAAGGCCTTGATCATGCCCAGCACTGGGCCGCCGATCGCGGCGCCGGTAGCGGCCGAGCTGGCCCCGGCCATGGCTGCATTCCCAGCGAACTCCTGGCCGCGTTTGAGCTTGCCCCTGGCGCTGGCCAGCTTCTCCTGGGTCCGGTTGAGGCGCTCGAGCTTGTTCTTCTGGGTGTCTATCGCCGCATTGGCGCCGGTGATTTGCGCCTGCAGGCGCGCCTGGGCTCCGCCGAGGTCGCGGGTATCCACGCCACTGGCGCGCATGATCGGCAGCAGGCGCTGCAGCTCGGTGCGCTGGGCGGTGTGCTTGGCCTGCAGCTTGTCGACTGCTGCGGCCGCGTTGGCGAAGGTTTTCTGGAAGGCCGCAGACGGGGCGTCCATGGCCTTAAGCTGCTCGCGGTAGGAGCGCAGCTTTTCCTGGCCCTTGGCCAGGGCCTCGGCGCTCTGGCGCACGGCCTCACGCTGGCGCTGGTAGCCGCTGATGTCTTGCTGCTGTTGGTTGAGCTCCTTCACGCGATCGCGCGCCTCTTTCAAGGCGCGGGCGGTGGCGGAGCCGCCCCCGGCGATGCGTTTGAGCGGGGCCGTGACCTTGTCCAGGGCGGACAGGAGGACACGGATCTGCAGGTCATTGGCCATCGGGGGAGACTCGCTTGCGGGCGCGTTCGCGCCAGTCCATCAGTTCGGAAACGCTCAGCTGATCGAGCTGAGCGGGGTGCCAATGGAAGGTGATGGCGAGATCCGCCATCGCATCTTCTACGTGGCGGGGAAGAGATCCGCCTTCATGGACTTCTTGAGCAAAAAACTTGCGACGACACTCCCGGCGTCGACCAGGTCGGCGGGATCCATGGCGCGGACCTCGGCCTCGGTGAGGGTCGGGGTGCTGATGCGCGGGATCACGCGGACGATGGCGTTGACGTCCATCTGCAGCAGATCGGACAGGGTAATGCCGCGCAGCGCGCCGGCGTTGGGCTTGCGCAGGGAGATCTGCTCGATAGTGGTCGCGCCACGGACGATGGGCTGGTCCAGGACAACGACGTTCTCGGGGGTGGTATCGCTCATGGTGGTACTCCAGGTAATAGGCTTGAGAGATCAGGAGGCCCGCCGGAGCGGGCTGAAAAGGGAGGGATCAGATGCCAAGCGACGCGCGCTGCTTGGCCAGGCGGTCTTCACCGCCGACGATCTCGATGAAGTTGAGGAGGTCTATCTCGATGATGGTTTGGCCGTCCACGGTGAGCTTGTAGTAGCTACAGGTGGTGGTGATCTTGTGCTCGGTGTCCTCGCCGGCGGTGGCTTCGCCCATCTCGATAGACTCGTGACGGCCGCGGACGACGATCTCGACGGCGGTCTCCTCGCCGGTGTCGTCCTGCTGGTAACTGCCGGCAAAGCGCAGGGGTACGGCTGCGGCGCCCACGGCGCCAAATTGCTTTAGGACAGTGAGGTCCAGACCGCCGAGGGTCCATTCCAACTGGAGGCCGTCGTCGGACATACCCAGGTCAGCCTTGACGGGGCCGTTCATGCCGGCGCCGCGGAAGGCTTCCATCTTGCGGCCGAGAGTCGGCAGGGTGCAGGACTTGGCAACGCCCAGGTAGGAGTTGCCGTCGTTGAAAAGCATCATGTTCTTGAGTTTGCGGGGCATGGCCATGGGGGCAGCTCTCCAGAGGGCGCCCCAGGGGGCGCCGAGTGATCAGGGTCAGGCGTTCACGCGGGTCGCGAAGTCGGCCAGGAAGCGGTCGGTGATGCGCTGGCGAAGGGTCAGGTCTTCCAGCGGCGGGACCGGGGTGTAGTCGTAGTCCAGGAAGAGCTTGCCGGCCTTGAGCGACTCTTTCTCGTTGGCATCGGCGTCGTACCAGCACTCGCCGCCGAGCAGGTAGCCCTGGCGGGTCAGCTCGCGGAACTTGGCGTTGATGCCCTCGACCAGGTCGCGCACCAGGCTCGGGTGCATCGGCTTGTCCACGGCCCAGAAATGCGCCTCGGCCATGGTGTCGGCCAGCACCTGGGCGGTGCGGGTGTAGTTCTCGAAGGCGAAGAGCGGATCCTCGCTGCAGGTGCGCGAGCCCCAGAAGCGGTAGCCGTCGTGGTTGATCAGCGTGGTCACCTCGTTGCTGTTGAGGTAGTCGCTGTCGGTGGCGGTGTCCTGCAGATCCCAGAAGACATCCCGGCTGATGCCGGTGACGCCTTCGACGGTGGCGTTGGACAGGGTCTTGTGCCAGCCGATGTCGCGGTCCAGCTGCGCACGCAGGCCCAGTGCCCGAGCGGTGGCGTTGACGGTGACGGTCTTGCTCTCGGTGGTGGACCAGGCCAGGAATTCCGGCCAGTGCAGCATGAGCTCGCGGGCGCCGAATTGGTTGCGGTAGGCGACGGCCTCTTCCTTGGTGGCGCAGCCGTTGCAGTTGGCGTAGACGAAGCCACGCAGCTGCTTGGCGATGGCGATCATGGCGGTGGTGACGGGCTGGGTGTCCAGGCCGGGCACGCCGAGGATGCGGGGCACCACGCCGAGCTGCGCCTTGGCGGCGAGCAGGGCTTTCATGCCGGTGTATTTGCCCGCTGTGACGCCGCCGATGATGTTCGAGGTGGTCTCGGCCGCGGTAGCGCCTTCTTCCACCCGAACCACGACGGTCATGGGCTTGGCCTGGTCGGCGATGGCCTGCAGGGATTCAGCCAGGGTGCCTTTGCTGCCGGCCTTGCCGACGGCGCCCTGGACGTTGGTCAGCAGGACCGGGGTGTTGAGGGGGAAGGCGGCGGCATCGGCGTCGGCGCCGGTGCAGACCATGCCAACGATGGCGGTGGAAACGGTGGAGATGGACCGCGTGCTCTGATTGATCTCTTGGACTCGCGTGCCGTGATGGTAGTCAGCCATGGGGGGTAAGCCTGCGCAGGTGGGTAGGTGACGCTGCACAGGCTGGCGGATCCGCGCGCGCGGGTCGCGGGGCGGGATGTGTAGGGGGTGCCGCTACACAAGCGGGCTCAGGTTCGAGGCCCAACGTACCGCCTCAGCCAGTTGCCCAGGGCTGTAGCGCTGCGGCTGCTCCAGGTCCAGGACGTGGGCGCAGAACTCCGAGCAGAACCACCGCGACCGGCTCTGGATGCCGGCCGGCAGGATCTGGCTGCCGAGAATGCCCAGCCAGTCGTAGCCGGCGCCGGCTTCCTGCTCCAGCAGCTGCTCGACGTGAGCGGCCTGGATCCAGGGCAGGGGTAGAAAGTCCCAGACCGCTGGGTCCTGGTCGATCACCTTGGCACGCACGCCGCCGTCCCGGGGCGAGCTGCTCACGAAGCGCCCATCTGGTAGCACCAGCTCGCAATGCGAGTAAGGGCTGCGGGTCCAGGCGCGGATGAGGCGGTCGTAGGTTTCGCCCGGCGCCTTGTACAGGGCCAGGCGGATCACTGCGGCGCCGTCCAGGTGATGGCCTCGACCTCGGCCAGCGTCTTTGTCTTGGCCAACTGCTCCTCGAGCTGGATCTTCTGGGCGATGCAGGCGTTGATGGCGTCCTTGCCATCGCTGCCTACCTGCTGGATCTGGGCGGCGGTGTGGGGGCGATAGGCCCAGCTGCCGGCGGCGTCCTGGCACCAGAAAGGAGTCGTCCAGTCCTCGGCCAGGCCGGGGAAAAGGGACGCCAGCACGGAGGCCTGGAGGTTGCTTTGGTCGGTCAGCTTGGCCGGGTAGCGATGCTCGGGGCCAAGGGCCTTGGAGGCGAAGCCTTCGAGGATGGTGGCGTTGCAGGCGTCGGTGATAGCTGCGAGACGGGTAGCAGCGGCCGCCGGCAGGAGATCCGCCTCACTCGCGGGCTGAACCTTGCTGCTGACCAGGCGCTGGTTGGCGTAGTCCTGGTATTGGGCCTCGGTGCATTCGTGCTGGTCCGCGGGCAGCTCGAAACCTTCGTAGCTGTCGAGGCGATACAGGAATTGGGCGAGGGGCTGCCCCTGAGCGTCGAATTGGATGGCGTAGAGCATGAGTGGGCTCCGGGTCAGAGGGCGAGAGTGTTGGAGGGGATGAACCAGTAGGCGGTGTTATGTGTCATCGCGTTCCACTGGACGTTCGTTGCGGCGCCTGCGCACGTGGACGTCAGCGTGACCGTTTCACCCCTGGTAATCGGGAGGACGGTTGTGTTCGTCATGGGGCCGATAGTGTTATCGCCTGACGATGTCGCGCCTCCGTTTGAGCCACGGATTTTCGCCTCGTTTGAGACCCCTGACGGCTGCGTCCCAGGGCCGATATTGACGTTACTCGTGAAGATCACGAGACCATCGCAGGGCGCCACGAAGGTGGGGTAGTTCTTGACCCAGGAGAAGGCGGCGTTTGCCGTTGGCGTGCCGCCGCTGGAAATGCTCGCCGCAATGCCGCGGGTCCGCCGGAGCAGCTCGACCGAAAATCCATCGGCGAGAACCCCGCCGACGAGTCGCCATTCCCCTGATGCCTTGACCATGAGCTCGGCAGTATCCCCAACTCTCAGGACAACGGCTGCCACAAGAGTCGAGCCGCCGGGCCCGGCGATAACGCCCGATGGCACTGCCAGGGTGACCCCGGCGGAATTGGCTCCCACGAACGAAATCACCGAGCCGACCGCGGCGTCAGTCGCGGCCGGTAGGGTCACGGTATAAGCGGCGGAGCCCTCCAGTAGCACGCTGCGCCCGCAATAGGTCAGGTCAAGCGCGGCCGCAGCGGACAGGCTTTTTACAGCGCCGAACATGCGCGAGGCCTGGCGCATGGCTTCGGTGTTGACCAACTGCTTGGAGTTGTCGAACTGGGCCGTAGTAGGCGCGGTGGGCTTGTCGGTGAACGCCGGCGACTTGAGCGGCGCGTAGCCGCTGGTGATGTCGGCGAAGGCCAGCGCCGTAGCGCCCAGGGTGATGGGCGCGTCGGTGATCAGCTTCCAGATGGTGTCGGCCTGGGCGGTGCCCTGCTCGACATAGACGGTCAGGCCTGGGGTGACCTCGCTGCTGGCGTCGGCATCCATCGCGCGGCTCCAGGTGCCGGCTGCGACCAGGTAGAGCCCGTTCTGGCTCGCGGTGTCCTGGTTCTTGACCAGGATGCGATCGCCCACGGACAGGGCGATGCCATCGACGGTGGGCGTGCCGGACAGGGCCAGGTTGGCCGTGGTGGCCACGCGCACCGATTGCTTGTTGTCCAGGCGGTTGACGGCCACGGTGATGGCGTCGTCGACGTACTGCCGGGTGGCCAGGACCACGCTGGGATCGATCTTGAGCTCCACGGCGCTGGTGCTGCTGACGATCAGCACCATCCGCAGCACCTGGGTGCGGCCGGAGCCCTCGGCCAGCTGCGGCTTGTAGCTGGGTGGGGTGTTGGCGATGGCGATGAGGTTGCCGTCCGCATCGATGAGGCCCATCTCGCGGATCCAGTTGCCGCCGGTGGCTTCCGGGATCACCAGCTCGGCGATGATCTGGCTGGTGTTGCTGGGATCCACGGCCAGGGTATTGAGGCCGGCGCGGTACCACTCGCCGACCAGGGCCGTCTGGGTGCGGTTGGGCGTGGGAACCACGCCGCCGCCGTCGCCCACGGCCATCTTGGCAATCTTGAGGGTGGTGTTGAGCGCCGCGGCGTTGGCGAGCTTGGCCTCGCCGATGGCGGTGAGGATGGCGTAGTAGGTCTGGCTCATGGGTAGATGCTCAGGGTATCGATGCTATGGGTGCCGCCGGCGCCCAGCAGGGCTTGGCCGCTGACGACGATGGCTTCGGGTTGGTAGGCGTAGACGGTGAGGATCTCGCCGCCATAGGCGGCCAGGTGCGGGCCGACCGAGCCACGGGCTTCGAGACTGATGGCCAGGCCCAGGAGGTGGCGGCTGACCGGCTTGGCGTCGTCGATCAGCAGGGAGAGGGCGTCGTACATGGCCTCGGTGATGCCGGTGTCCAGGACGCCGATGTCCAGGCGGAAGGTGCCGGGCGTGCCGGTTGGGTTTTCCTGCCACCACTCGCGGACGCGGATCAGATAGCCGAGCGGCTCAACCACCCGGCGCAGGGCGCCGATGGTGCCCTTGTGGGCGTGGACGAAGTAGGCGGACTTGATGACCTGGCGCTTGGTGACCTCGCTCCAGGTGCTGTCCCAGCGGTCGACCGAGCGGGCCCAGGCCAAATACGGCAGCAGGGCCACCGGGCAACGATCCGGGTCGCTCAGGTCGCGCAGCGGGACCGGCACGTCGCCGATGCTGGCCAGAGCCTCGGCGGCTAGGCGCTCCAGGCGGGTGCTATTGGGAGGGAGCAGGGCAGTCATGCCTTAGCTCCCCACAGTGACGCTGGTAGCGATGCAGTAGCCCGCCTGGGCTTCGGTGGGGGTGATGTCCTGCCAACCGACCAGCTCGACCCAGGCCACGCCGGCGACGTGGAGGGCAGCATCGATGCCGGACCGCGGGATGCGCACGCCCAGGCGCCGGCGCTGATTGACGTAGGCGGCCAGGTTCTTCTTGGCGGTGGCCAGGATGACCTCGGCCTCGGCGCCGGTATTGGCCAGGTGCAGGATGGCCGACACCTGGTACCGGAGGATCTGCGCGGATTGCACGGTCAGGCGATCGCCGACCGGGCGGACGTCTTCGTCATTGAGGGCCTTGCTAACCGTGGCCAGCAGCTCGGCCGAGGCCGTACCGTCGCCGGTCAGGGCCTGGACGGTGACGGTCACGGCAGCAGGGCTTGGGCTGGTGGCGCTGGCATCGGCCACCAGGCCGCTGGCGTTGCGGGCGTGCAGGATGTAGGCATTGCGTGGGCCGGCAACGCTGAGGCCTTCCCAGGCCATCTGCACGCGCTCGCGCAGGGCGTCGTCCGTTTCCATCACCGCGGCGGTGGGTGGCACGGCGCTGGGGTTGGCCGCGGTGACGACCAAGCGGGTCAGGTTGACGCCGGCGGCGATCTGCTCGAGGTCGGTGCCCTGGGCCTTGGCCAGCATGGTGGCGAGAGCTGCCTCATTCACGCGCTGGCGGAGCAGCAGCTCGCGATAGACGTTCTCCTGCAGCAGCTTGGTCAGCGGCTCGGATTCGAGCTCCAGGCGCGCGGCGATCACGGCCTGCTCGGCAACGGGCCAGAGGCTGACCATCTTGGCCTTGCGCGCGGCGAGCAGGGTCTCGAAGTCGAGCGCCTCGACGACGGCCGGATCCGGTAGCTGGCTGAGATCGATCGGAGTAAAGGTGGTCACCGGGTGCCTCCCAGGGTGAGCGGAGCCCGCAGGCTGACGGCGGTGTTGGTCACGGTGCTGTAGCCCTCGAGGTCAACGAAGGCCTGGCCAGGCTCGTCGCCGAGCTCCAGGGCGATGCGGGTGAGGTTGATGCGCGGCTCCCAGCGCAGTAGGGCGATCACGATCACCGCCTTGGCCTGCAGGGCGAGGGCGCCGTTGAGGGGCTGATCGATGAGGCTGAACAAGTCGCAGCCGTAATCCCGGCGCATCAGCCGGCTACCGATGGGCGTGGTCAGGATGTCGGCAACGGACTGCTGCAGGTGCTCGAGGTCGGTGACGGTCAGGCCGGAGGTGCGGTTCATGCCGGCGCTCCCGTCTGGGCGCCGCCGCTCTGGACGCCGCCATGCTTGTGCTTGACGAGGCTGATGCCGGCGGCGACCACGTCCTCGCTGACGGTGACCTTGCCGGTGACGACCTGGTTGCCGGTCTGGGTGTAGTCGCCCTGGTGGTTGATCGGGCCCACGATGTTGATGCCGCCGGTGCTGGTCAGGTCGGTGACGCCGCCCTCGGGCAGGATGGCGCGCAGGCGATGGGCCACGCTGTCGTACTCGACGACGGCGCCGTCCGGGTAGGTGCGGCGGTGTAGGCCGGCGCGATCGCCGTTGGCAGGGATGAGGGCGCTGAACAGGCCGGTGATGGCGATGCCCTGGGCGGTCTGGCCGCTTGGGCTGAGGACCAGGACCTGCTCGCCCACGGTGGGCGGATCCCAGTCGCGAGTGGTGCCGGCGCGCAGGGCAGCCCAGGGCAGCCAGCCGGTCAGCAGGTCGCCGCTCTGAACCCGAACGCGGGCAGGGCGCTTGTCTGGGAGACTGCCATGGTCGACCTCGGCGATGGTGCCGAGGCGGAACAGGTTCTCGATGAGGCGGGAAAGGGCGGCGATATCGGTCATGCCGCGGAGGATGGCGGCCGCGCGCGCGAGGTGCAGCCGGGGGGATGTGTAGCGACAGTGGCTACAAACCGAGGCCGTCCAGGAGCGAGTCGCGCAGCTGCTGCAGGTCCTTGTCAGATAAGCCCAGCAGTTCCCGGCGGGCGTAGCGGACCTCAGGGGCTCCGCGCTCGGCGCGGTCTTTCAGTCCGTACTGGTGGACGCGGGCGATGCGGGAGACGCGGCCGGCGAAGCCGATCACCGCCTGTTGTGGCGAACCCTTGGCCTTGAGGTACCGGGCCATCTTGAGCTTCTCGAACATCCGCCGCTTGATGCGGCCTTTCTTGCCGCGCAGATCCCGCGGCTTTCGTGCCTCGAACGGTGAGCCGTCCGGGTTCACCTGGGCGCGGATCCGCTGCTGCTGGCTTCGGCGCAGCTGCTGGGCGGCCTTGCGGGCCAGTTGGGCCCGGCCGCGGCCGTCGAGCTTCTGCAACAGCGGCGAGAGCCAGGTCTCCAGCGCCTCGAGGTCAGCCACGGTTGGGGCCCGGGTGTGGCGTTTCCAGGGCCAGGGCATCGCCGGCGGATCCGGACTGCCATTCGGCCAGCAGCTCGTCGCCGGCGAAGACCTGCCAGGTGGCCGGCTCCTGGTACTCGGTGTACTGCGGCTCCGGCGCATGGCTGAGCTGGTAAGTGCTGTCCGGCTGGCGCTTGACGACCACGCGCTCGGTGAGCGGCAGGGTGATGGCCAGATCTACCTTGGAGTTGTCCAGGATGTCGGCCTCGAAGCCGATGCCCTGGGCGGACTTGTCCAGGTTGGCCAGCAGCTCGGACTGGTTCGTCCGAACCCAAGCCAGCAGCGGCAGCATCACGGCGTCCGGGTGCCCGGCGAAGTCGGTGAGGATGACCTGGAGCTCGTAGCCGTATTCCCAGGACAGGCTGGCCGCCGCGGTGCAGCGCAGCTTGCCCTTGTCGATGAAGACCAGCAGCCGGTCAGGGCTGTGGCGCAGCTCCGGCACGGCGGCGAGCAGGTGAGCGCGCAGGCTCTCGGGCTTGTTCATGGGTGGGCCTGCTGGGCGTCATAGACCATATCGACCTGGGCGGCGCAGTCGGCCCAGGCAGCTTCCAGGGCTTCGCTGTCGCCCAGGAGCTCGCCGTTATTGCGCGGGTCGGTCGACGGCAGCTGGCAGCGCGTTACCACCGGACAGCCACTCACGGTAAGCCGCGGCGCCGGTGAGGACGGGCCGTTGGCGCAGCCGGCGAGCAGCAGCAGGCAGAGGCTGGGAAGACCAAGCTTTGAGATCGGCGTTTTCATCTTCGAGCTCCTGGATCCGGCGCTTGCGGACATCGATCTCGCGGCGCAGGTCGGTTTGGGCGGTCTGCAGCTGGACCTGGGCGGCCCGCTGCTTGGTGAGGGTGTCGGCGAGCTGGTCGCGCTCGCCGGTCAGTTGGGTGACCTGGTCCTCAGCGGCCTCGCGCTTCTGGTTGGCCTGGTCTATGCGCAGGCCCTGCGCATAGAGGGTCAGGCACAGCACGGCGATCGTCAGGGCCAAGGCGAGCGCGAAGAGCGCCTTCTCCTTCCAGCTGATCATCGGCGGTACCAGCCAGCACGGCCCATGGCCGCCTGGTCCAGGTGCTCGAGGTCACCCATTACGACGACGGCGCGGACTCCGGGCTTTGCGGCCTGGATGGCTTCGGCCAGGTGCTCGGCGTCCTCGATCGACGCACCGGCCGGCAGGACGAAGACGTCGCCGTCGACCGGTTTGATGCGCTGCGCAGCATCCATGGCGATCATGCGGCGTCCTTAGCCGGGGCGGCGGCGCTGTACCGGGCGAAGGCGCGCTCGAGCTTCACGTCGTAGAGGTTGCGGGCGTAGGCCGGGCCGTTGTAGCCGCGAGCGAAGTCGGCCCACTTGCCGGCCTTGAGCGCCTTGAGCAGCGCGGGCTCCGCCTTGACGAAGCGGACGAAGGCTTCGAGCTGCTCGGCTTCGCTGGCCTGCATGCGGGTGACGAAGTCCTGGACGCTGGCATAGCCCAGGTCCTGCCAGTGGTAGCCCATGACCTGGAACAATCCCCAGCTGCACGACTCCAGCGCGCAGGCCTCGTCGATCTGGCGGGCCGAGGTCAGGCGCTGCCACTCGGCGGCGCCGCCGGCGTAGCCGCCGGATTTCGGGTTGATTAGGTTCGGGTTGAGCGCGGCCAGGCGATCGGCCTCGGCCTGGCCGTGGACCTTGACCAGGCGCTGGTAGAAGACGTGGCGCTCGAACAGGATCACCACCTTGCCGTTGTCCAGGAAGCCTTCGCCCTTGGACTCGACCTCATTGACCGCCTGAACGGCCGCGACGGGGACGCCCAGGGTCTTGGCGGCGAGCTCGAGGTCGGCATAGCCGAGGTGGCGCGGGTCGCGCTTGCCCAGCAGGGCGGCGAAGGTCTTCGGGCCAGCGATGCCATCGGCCACCAGGCCGACAGAGCGCTGGAAGGCTTCGACGGCCTGTTCGGTGCCTTCGTCGAAATCGCCGTCCAGGTCGACGGTGAAGCCGGCCGCGGCCAGGGCTTTCTGCAGGTCGCGCACGGCCAGGCCGTGGGCGCCGATGATCAGGATCTTGGGCTGGTTCATTGCGTTTCCACCTTGCGTTCGACGAAGCGTTTAGCCGCGGCGCGAGTACCCTCGACGCCCAGCAGACCGATGATTCCGCCCCAGAAGGGGCCGGTGCTGGCAGGGATGCCCAGCAGAGAGAGGCCGTGGCTTGCGGCTAGGGCCAGGGCGCCGCAGAGGGGCGCCTCGAGCAGCACGCGCCGCAGGGTGCCGCCGCTGTAGGCGATCCGGAGGCCCGCGATGACGCAGGCGACCAGGCCGGCGTAGAGCGCGGGCCAGTTGTGTTCGAGCCAGGCGGCGAGCCAGGCCCAGGTGTCGGGACGGTCGGGCATGATGTTTCTCGTCTAGTCCCAGAGGCTGACCGGCTGTTGCGCGGCAATGCCGGCAGTGGCCTGGGCGGGGGCGTCTGGCAGGGTGATAGGGGTGCCGATCGGCAGGATGGGGCCCAGCTCCGCCAGGCCCGGGTTGGCTTCGAGCGCGGTCTCGGTGACGTCCTGGGTGCGCCCGTAATGCCGCAGGCAGATCCGGTCCAGGGTGTCGCCTTGCTGAGCGCGTACGACGGTGGCCATCAGATGAGCTCCACGGTGGTCCGGGCCAGGCCCAGGAAGTCGCGGATGGCCCAGCGCTGATCGCGGCGGTAGTCGTCGATGGTGGGGGTCTGCGCCTCGGCGTCCTTGTCGCCCTTGGCGGTGCTGTCGTAGCTGCGGTACCGCTCAACCACCTCGGCCGCGGTGGCAGCATCGATCGCGCTCAGGTACAGGTGAGCGCGCTCGCTGATCCCGTCGATCTGGGTACCAGGTACAGCGGCCAGGGTGGGGTAGCCGCCGGTGACCTGGGCGAAGCGAAAGCCCGCGAGCTCGCGATTGACGCTGATGGCGGCCTTGATCACAGCCGCCTTGAGTTTCTCGGTACTGACGCTGCCGTCGATGCGCAGCCGCGCGCGGACCTGGTCCAGCTCGATCGCTGGCCAGAAGGGATCGGACACAACCTGACCGCTGGCGACGGTGCCGCCTGCAACGAATCCGCTCATGGTGCTGCTCTCGAATGGGTCGCCGGTGGTCGGGGCTTCACGGTCCCAGGCTAGGCCTGGCCGATCCGCCCCGAGCCGGCGGGGTTGCGGGGGACCGCTCGGTTAGCCGCCAGGGGCGGCATGTTTCTTGGCCAGGCGCTCGGCCCGTTCCAGGTCTTTCTTGCCGCCGCAGCGATCGTGCAGGCCGATCGCCTTGCGCAGCATCTCGATCGCCGATACCAACTGGCCCGGACGGCCGGGTCGATCCTCGTCGACGTCGGTCAGCTCGGCCCGGCCGATGGCCAGATAGAGCTTGGCGCGCGCCTCGTCGGGCATGTCGTGCTCATCGGTGAGCACGGCAGTGCGGACCAGGATGTCCAGGTCGAAGGGCTGGCCGGCTTTCTGCGAGGCCAGCGCGCCTTCGGCGACTTCCTCGGCGATCAGGCAGCCCGGGGTGCGCTCGAAGCGATCGGGCATCAGCAGGCCGTGGCGCAGCACATAGGCGGCGATGTCCAGGGCACCTGCGAACTCACCGGCATCGATGCGCCAGATCATCACGGTGACCAGCACCTCGTCCTGGGCGCCGTTGCCGCCCTCAAGCACACCGCTGACATAGTCGGCATAGGCGCCGAGCAGCTGCCGCTTGAGTTCGGCCTTGGCCTGGGTGGATTGCACCTGCTTGAGTCGCAGCCGGTCCTGCAGCAGCTGAGCCAGCTGCTGCTCGTACACGGTACGACCCGCCATGGTGTCCGCTGGCCCGACTGCCGCGGCGGCGAGGGACGCCGCGGCTGCCAGGAAGTGGCGTTTAGCGGGAGAGGTGGCCATGGCTTATACGCCCGTCTCGATATTCTCGATCAGGCAGCCGAAGCCGTAGTCCTCGACCACATAGGCGTCGTTGCTCGACTCGTAGTTCTCGATGCGGTTCTTCTCCGGCGCTTCCTTGACGAAGCGGCGACGGCCACCGGTCTGGAAGTAGATCGCCAGGTTCTGCAGCGAGGTGATGAGCATCGCGTTGTCCGGGCAATAGGGCACCTCGACCGGCTGCAGACCGCCCATACGGCGCTGGGCCAGCACCAGGTCGGTGGCCAGCTTCTCGCTGGGTGCTTGCTCGCGGTTGACCAGGGGGAAGTACTTGTCGTGGACCAGGTCGCGGCCGAGGATCACCACCAGGCCCGGATCCTTGCGGTACCAGGGGTCGATCAGGTTGCTGACCGCGTCGAAGACCAGGGCATCCAGGTTGTTGTAGTCGGCGTCGGCGCCGGTGCCGATCACGATTTTGTTCGCAGTCTTGCCGGACTTCAGCACGCGCTGGGGCGCGTTGTTGCGGTACTGCTGCAGCCAGCCGATGTTCACGTCCTGCAGCAGCGGGTTGGTGGCGCGGTTGGTGGTAGCCGCCGCACTGGTGCCGTTGAAGCCGATCATCAGGCGGTCCAGGGCCTGGCGCTTGACGATGGCGTCACGCAGGCGCGCCTGAAAGTCCGGGAACTTGGCCCAGGCGTCCAGCAGGGAATAGGGGATCGCGGTGTCGAAGTCGGTCTTCTCGCACTTGTAATCCTGCTTGTCGGTGCTGGACACGTCGCGCGGGGTACGGCTGGCCGAGCCGCTGGTATCGGTACGGCTGGCGATGGTGCCAGAGACGCCCAGGCCGACCTTTTGGCCGAGCAGCTCGTCGACGCCGATGATGTTGATCTTGCTCAGGAAGTCGCTGGACTCCTGGATGCGGGTTTCCAGCTTCTGCTGGACGGTGGGGTCGACGGCGAAGGTGGCGCTCGCCGAGGACACGCCGCTCAGGGCAGCGACTTGGGCCAGGTAGGCGGCGTACAGGGCACGGGTATCGTTACGCATGGATCTCTCCGGGAAAGTGAACGGCTGATCAGCAGTCGGTCAGGGTCTTGCCATCGCCGCCGGTGACCGGAGGGCGCTTGGTCTGGTTGGGGTCTTGGGTCTGGCTGAGCTGGACCTGCAGGGCGGTGAAGTCGGTCTGCAGCTGCGCATGCTTGCCGGCCAGCTCGGCGAGAGCGGTTTCAGCGTTGGTGAAGCGGCTGTCCTGCTCGCGGACGTGCTCGGCCACCGCGGTGACGGCGGCGCCGACCTGGGCGAACTCGCCTTCGATGTGCGCATCCTTGCCCTTGAGCAGCTCCTGGACCTTGGCGAACAACTTGGCGCCTAGACCGGGCTTGTCCTCGACCTCGGCGAAGGTGAGGGCGGTCTCTTCGGCCACGGTGAAGAGGTTGTCGGCGTGCTGCTTGCGGCCGGCGTAGGGGTTGCCGGCGGGATTGGCCGCGGCGAAGGACAGCACGTCGGTACCGAGGCTGGCCGGGCTGTCGGTGATGCCCAGGCCGACCAGGTAGGCGGCGCCGGTATCGGCGAACTTGGGCGAGATCTCGATCGAGGTGTAGATCTTCTGCTTGGCCTTATTCAAGGCCACCAGGTCGGCGGTGGGCTCGATCTGGGCGAAGAGGGCCAGCTTCTTCTGGCCATTGATCTCGACTTCCTCGGCCTTGACCGCGATCACGTCGCCGTAGGCCTTGAAGGGGCTGTCCGCCACGCTGCTGCGGATGTGCTCCATCCAGATGCGGGCGCCGTAGGTCTTGGGGTTGTAGCTGGCCGCGGCCTGCTCGATCCAGGCGCGCTCGATCTGACGGCCATCGCTGGTGGCGCCTTCGACGGCGACACGGAAGAAGGGAGAGCGGAGTTTGGGGGTCTTGGGGTCGGCCATGCCGGGGATCCTCAGAGGCTTAGCGGGAGTGCTTGGGCGATGAGGGGCATGGTCGGGACGCGCGCGCGTCCCAGCAACGAGGGGGTTTTGTAGGCGCGCGCGGTACACGGTCGCGCGCTATGGAGGAGGGGATCTGGGCGGCAGTCTGGCGGCCATGAAAAGCCTATCCGATTCCTCGCCCCTGCCAAGCCCGGCCGAAACGCCGGCGGCCGCCCCGTCCACCGACCTGTTGATGGATGTGCGTCGGCGCGCCAAGCATCTGTACTGGATGGGCTGGCGGGTGACGGAGATCGCCGAGGCGATCGGCGAGAAGGAAAAGACCGTCCACAGTTGGAAGGCCCGGGACGAATGGGATCGGGCGGACAACGTCGAGCGAATCGGCGGTGCCCTCGAGGCGCGCCTGGTGCAGCTGATCCTCAAGGACGGCAAGACCGGTGGCGACTTCAAGGAGATCGATCTGCTCCACCGCCAGTTGGAGCGCCAGGCTCGGATCCAGCGCTTCCAGGGCGGCGGTACCGAGGCCGAGCTCAATCCCAAGCTGGACAACCGCAATGCCGGGCCGAAGAAGAAGGCCGCGCGCAATGAATTCACCGAGGAGCAGATCGAGGCCCTTGAGAGCGCTTTCCGCGACCAGTGCTTCGGGTACCAGCTCGACTGGTACCGGGCAGGCCAGCAGCGGACCCGCGCTATCCTCAAGAGCCGGCAGATCGGCGCCACCTTCTACTTCGCCCGCGAGGCCTTCCTGGACGCCCTGATCACCGGGCGCAACCAGATCTTCCTGTCGGCCAGCAAGAACCAGGCGCATATCTTCAAGGCGTATATCCAGGCCTTCGCCCGGGAGGTCTGTGGCGTCGATGTGACCGGGGATCCGATCATTCTCGCCAACGGCGCCGAGCTGCATTTCTTGGGTACCAATGCCCGCACCGCCCAGGGCTACCACGGCAACTTCTACTTCGACGAATTCTTCTGGACCTTCCGCTTCGAGGAGCTGAACAAGGTGGCCAGCGGCATGGCCATGCAGAAGCAATACCGCCGCACCTACTTCTCGACGCCGAGCTCCATGGCGCACGAGGCCTATACCTTCTGGACCGGCGAGCGTTTCAACAAGGGCAAGCCGGTCGCCCAGCACCTCAAGTTGGACGTCTCCCACGACGCCCTGCAGGAGGGCCGGCTGTGCGAGGACCGGATCTGGCGGCAGATCGTCACCATCCTGGACGCCGAGGCGCGCGGCTGCGACCTGTTCGACCTGGAAGAGCTCAAGCTCGAGTACTCGGCCGAAGCCTTCCAGAACCTGCTGATGTGCCAGTTCGTCGACGACGGCGCGAGCATCTTCCCCC